GGTAGTAGGTGGTAGAGGATCTAATGGATCGCTGCATGGTATGACTAAGTACCACATGGACGATGCTCCTGCGAACCAGTTCTTCTTAGAGTACATTGCTAGACCACAGACTGCTGAGATATTCTTCGAGGATGTGCTGATGGCCTGTGTGTTCTATGGGATGCCAGTGCTTGCAGAGAATAACAAGGCACGTATACTGTACCACTTTAAGAATAGGGGCTACAGAGCGTTTTCATTGAACAGACCTGATAGACCGTTGAACAAGCTTAGCAAGACAGAGCGTGAGCTGGGTGGTATACCTAACTCAAGTGAAGAAGTTAAGCAGGCACACGCCTCTGCTATTGAGTCGTACATTGAGAAGTTCATTGGGTTTGATATGACATCTACCTACCGACCAGCGGATGAGATAGGCACAATGCCATTCATTAGAACGCTTGAGGACTGGGCTAAGTTTGATATTAATGATCGAACAAAGCACGATGCATCAATCAGTTCTGGATTAGCTATAATGGCAAATCAAAAACATGTATATTTACCAGATAAAAAAGAGTCGAAAATTAGTGTTAATTTCGCAAAGTACGCTAACACTGGAAATCAAAGTCAAATTATTAGATGAAAGATGTCGTAGTTAATATATCTTCAACAGCATTTCCAAGCCAGTTTGTTTCTGATGCTGAGAAAGCAACACCTGAGTTTGGTCTTCAGGTGGGTCAAGCCATTCAGTATGAGTGGTTTAGAAAAGATGGAAGTCAATGTAGATATTACAATCAGTGGGCTGAGTTTAATCGCTTGCGTTTATACGCACGTGGTGAGCAGTCCATTCAGAAATATAAGAATGAGTTAGCGATTGATGGCGACTTGTCTTATCTAAACCTTGACTGGACTCCTGTACCTATCTTGCCTAAGTTTGTAGACATTGTCGTTAACGGCATGAACGACAGGCTGTTTAAGGTTAAGGCGTATGCACAGGATGCAATGTCTCAAGCCAAGCGGAGTAAGTATCAGGACATGATTGAGAGTCAGATGCTTGCTAAGGATTTACTTTTAAAGATACAGGGTGAGACTGGTGTTGACCCATTTGTAACAAATCCAGAGGAGCTACCTCAGACTGATGAGGAGCTATCACTATACATGCAGCTTAAGTATAAGCCTGCGATTGAGATAGCTGAAGAGGAGGCTATCAATACAATTTTTGATGAGAACCACTACCAGGATACACGTAAGCGTATTGACTATGACCTTGCTGTTATTGGTATTGGTATTGCTAAGCATGAGTTCTTACTAGGATCTGGTGTTGAGGTGTCCTATGTTGACCCAGCTAATGTTGTGTACAGCTACACTGAGGACCCATTCTTTAAGGACTGCTTCTATTGGGGAGAGATAAAGACTCTTCCGATGACGGAGCTACTAAAGATTGACCCGACTCTTACACGTGAGCAGATGGAGGAGATATCCAAATACTCTCAGAGCTGGTATGACTATTACAATGTAGCTCGATTCTACGAGAACAGTATGTTCTATCGTGATACCTGTACCCTACTTTACTTCAACTATAAGACCACTAAGAAGATGGTCTACAAGAAGAAGATCCTTGAGGGTGGAGGAAGTCGCATTATAGAGAAAGATGATAAGTTCAATCCTCCTGTAGAAATGATGGAGGATGGGAAATTTGAGAAGATTGAGAAGACAATTGACGTTTGGTATGATGGTGTGATGGTGATGGGTACTAACTTCTTGTTGAAGTGGGAGATGTCAGAGAACATGGTTAGACCAAAGTCTTCGTCTCAGCATGCTATACCAAACTATGTGGCATGTGCACCACGCATGTACAAGGGGGCTATTGAGTCGTTGGTTAGAAGGATGATACCTTTTGCTGACTTGATTCAGTTGACTCACTTGAAGCTACAGCAGGTCATTGCACGTACGGTACCAGATGGTGTGTTCATTGATGCGGATGGATTGAATGAGGTTGACTTGGGAACAGGTGCGGCTTACAATCCAGAGGATGCATTGAGACTATACTTCCAGACAGGTAGTGTTATTGGTAGAAGCTACACCCAGGATGGTGAGTTTAATAACGCACGAGTTCCTATCCAGCAGCTTACATCTAACTCAGGTGCGGCTAAGACTCAGATGCTTATTGCTAACTACAACCACTACCTTGATATGATTAGATCGGTTACCGGTCTGAACGAGGCAAGGGATGGATCTAACCCTGACCCTAATGCATTGGTTGGTGTACAAAAGCTTGCAGCTCTTAACTCTAACACAGCTACTAGACATATTCTTGAGAGTGGTCTATTTATTTACCGCACACTTGCTGAGGCACTTACGTATCGTGTTGCAGATATTTTGCAGTACGCTGACTTTAAGGATGACTTTGCTAATAAGATTGGTAAGTATAACGTATCTATCTTGAATGACATCAAGGATCTTTACATCTACGACTTTGGTATCTTCATTGAGATATCTCCAGATGAGGAGCAGAGAGCACAGCTAGAGGCTAACGTACAGATGGCATTGTCTAAGGGTGACATCAATCTTGAGGATGCTATTGACATCAGAGAGATTAAGAACCTTAAGCTTGCTAACCAGCTACTTAAGATGAAGAGGGTTAAGAAGCAGGAGAGAGAGGAGAAGATGATGATGCAGAAGCAGGACATGATGGCTCAGCAGCAGTTGCAGTCTCAGGAGTTTGCTGCTCAGGTAGCGATGCAACAGCTTCAGTTGGACACCCAATCTAAGATGCAGATTAAGCAGGCTGAGGTGGCGTTCGATATTGAGAAGTTAAAGGCAGAGGCTGAGCTGAAGAAAATGTTGATGGCTGAAGAGTTTAGCTATCAGATGCAGATTGCTGGTATTAAGGAGACCGCACTTGCAGATAGAGATATGATGAAGGAGGATTCTAAAGCCAAGCGAATTAGTCAGCAGAACTCTGAGCAGTCTAAGTTAATTAATCAGAGGAAAAATAACTTACCTCCACTGAGCTTTGAATCCAATGAGGACACGCTCGATGGGTTCGATATGGCAGAGTTTGAGCCACGTTAAAAAAAAATATATATTTGTAACATAAAATCTAATTAAATGGAAATCAAAGTAAGATCACTAGATGGAGTTGAGCCTAAGAGTGTACAAGAAGTAGAGAGAGAACTACTTGAGAAACATGAAAAAGAGCTCAATGGGGAATTACAAAAAGAGACTATTATTGATACTACTAGTATTGACAATGGAGCTCAGGATACTACTTCACAAGAAGAGGAATTATCTGAAGAAAAAGTTCTTTCATATATTGGTAAAAGATACAATAAGCAAATCAATTCATTTGATGAGTTGATGGATCAGAGACAGGCTAATGAAGAATTGCCTGAGGATGTTTCAGCTTATTTAAATTATAAGAAGGATACTGGGCGTGGCTTTGATGACTTCCTAAAGCTTAGGAAAGATTACGATGCTATGGATCCAGATAATCTTCTTAGAGAGTACCTTGCAGATACACAGCAGAATCTAGATGACGAAGACATTGAAGTCTTGATGGAGGATTACATCTTTGATGAGGATCTAGATGATGAGTCAAAGATTAAGCATGTAAAGATTGCAAGAAAGAAAGCTATTGCCGAGGCTAAGAAACATTTCAATTCTCAGAAAGAGAAATATAAGTTGCCGCTTGAGTCAAGTGGAATGGGCTTATCTCCAGAAGAGAAAGAAGAATTCGAGGCTTATCGTCAGTATACAAAACAGTCAAAGAGTATAGAGGAGGAAAGTAATCGAAAGCGTAGATGGTTCGACCAAAAGACAGAGGAGGTTTTTAGTAAAGACTTCAAAGGATTTGAGTTCGACATTAACGATAAGAAGATTTTATTTGCTCCGGCATCTGGCTCTGAATTAAAGAGTGCTCAGTCAAGCCCATTGAACTTTGTTAATAAGTTCTTGGATGACAGTGGACTAATTAAGGATGCAGCTGGATACCACAAGTCTTTGTCTATCGCAATGAATCCTGAAAAGTTTGCCAAGTTCTTTTATGAGCAAGGGCAAGCGGATGCTACCGATGACGTTTTACGTAAGACCAAAAATATAAATATGTCTGAGCGTAGAGCTCCTGAGGTTGTTAACAAAGGTGGAATGCAGGTGAAGGCGGTTGCGCCAGACTCTGGGAGGGGTCTAAAAATCCGCAGCATTAAAAAAATATAACAACTAAAAACAAACAAAACAATGGCAGTATTAAACACTCCTGGGTTCCAGTTGCAGCCAAGTGCTGAGCAGGTGCCTTTATCAACTAACTACATTACCAACTTTGATTTCTTGAACCAGTATCTACCTGATACCTACGAGAAAGAATTCGAGCGTTATGGTAATCGTACCGTAGCTTCCTTCCTAAGAATGGTAGGAGCTGAAATGCCGTCCAACTCTGATATGATCAAGTGGGCTGAGCAAGGTCGTTTGCATACTAAGTATGTGAACTGCGATTCTTCTGCTGCTGCTGGAGCAGACTCTGCAACCATCACTGTTTCTGATGCTAACGTAACCGCTATTGCGATCCGTGCTGGACAGACTGTATTTATCTCTGATAATGCTACAGGTCTTTCTAACAAGGGTATCGTAACTACTGTTGATACA